TTGGTTGCCCCTCGTAGCGGTTGGGTCTTTTTAGGCTTAGTCGTCATGGAATGGGATTAGGTCGGACTGTAAAAGGACTGTCCAGCATCGGCTCCGACTGCATCGGGGAGATACGGGAAGAAAAGACAGGGGGGGTAGCCGTCTGTGCTAAAAAAACGCCCTCTTCCTTGCTTGACTTGCGTAGGTTGCATGCCTTGCATAGGACTTGAAGGTTATCTAGATCGTGAGTACCACCGACCTTGCGGGGGATTATATGGTCGATGTGCAATGGCTCTTCATCACTCCCACAGTAGCGACAGATGCGTCCATCTCTATCGAACACTCGCTGCTTATGAACTCTATAGCGTCTGCTATTAAGTTTATCTAATGCCACCCTTTAGTTCTCCAATGATCTAATGCAATGCAAGGCTCACCATATCTGTGGCCTATGTAGTCTAAGCCCCATCGTACCTGAGTCCATCCATCTTGGTCTCTTAGCCATTCACTCTTACCTTGAGGAATACCATAATGAGAACCATTACTAGCTAATGGATTCCATGCTGATTCTTTACCATACAGCTTTAATAAGCAGCCATATTCTTTATGATTAAAATCTAATAGATATAACGCATAAGTCTTATAGTCTATATATTGCACTGGTTTAGAGCCACCTGCATCAGGCATTATGCATAGAGCTATCCCAATAGCTACTAGCACCCCGCAAGCTGCGCCCCGATAGGGCTTGCGGTGAGCCTTTGAGAGGCTCTGCGCCGTTAGCGTACCATGCGTGTCAATGATGTGCATAACTCGTGTCCTAACTAAGCGTGAAGTGAAGTTCTGCCCCTACTTATCCACAGATGTTAATAACTTATTTATCTTTGCCCCATCCAGTTCCCTTAAAGATTGCCCCTACTGGGCTAATTACTTTACTCATAGGTTCATTACAATAAGTACATAGAACTGTTGGTTTGTCATGCCAGCCATGATGCAGCTCATTCTTTAATCCGCATCTTCCGCATTTGTAATCGTAGGCTGGCATGTAAGGCATCTCCCAATCATCCATGAACCACAGCTGCATCGTTCGATGTCAGTCTCTTTAGGTTCTTTATCTAAGTGTCCGTACTTCAATATGAGTAGTGGCAAGAGATCAGCTAATCGGATGATGCAGGCATACTCCGCTGCATCTTCTCCCTGCCCATTTAGCCGTATGACTCCGAATCCCAATTCCCCCGAAATGGATGTTCGTGCCTTTAATTGCTTTATGTACGCAAGCGGTTGAAATCCAGCGCGGGCTTTGACTTCAACATCGAATGGCACATTGACAATATCCTTGCCACTACCCCTTCCCACACATGCGCCCTGCCACTGAGTCGATAGGTACTCAGCTACAACTCGCTCTGTGCGAAAACCTCTGTGCTTTCTGTGCTGACTAATGATTCATCCCAGCCATGTAACCCATTGCAATGCCGCCAATGAACAGAGCTAATGTCAGAATCATAAGAAGCGTTTCCTTATCCATTGACTGCCTTGCACTTACTGCATTGCCATGTGGCTGATGGTTTGATTAGGCCATCCTCAGCTACTGTAAATGTTAGATCGTGAATCATAGTAGGTGCATTACATAACTGACATGGAATCTCATTGACAAGTGGTACATCATCAAGATTAACCCAGCCGTAAGGTGTATGAACTTCAATGTATCCCATTATACCCTCGCTTTCTGCGGTTCCCATTTCCCGCTACTGCTTAAGTTGTACCAATGCGTTGGACACTTATCCATCCCACCACTTTGACCCTTGGTGGCACAGAAGAATCCTGCCCAATCTTTACCAGTCTTTGCGCTATGACCAGTGCGCCATTCCATGTGGCCATGATTGCAACTAGGTGCATCCATAGCTTCTGCTGTACCTAGAATCTCTGTCACTGTTGCCATGGCTGCGTCCAGTGTTACTGGTGCAAGTGTGGTCTTGACAGATGCGCCAATCGGTGTAGTCCAGTAATCTACATCGCCTTCTTTGATGTCCTGTGGTGCAGGCTTCTGTTGATCCTTTACTACTTTAAGTGCAGGATGATTAGGTGCGACTTTGCTCATTTCTTCTCTGCTAGGACGCTTTCCTTTAGGAGCATAACCCGCATTTGCAAGCGCTCTGCCAATTGCAGATGTCTCGCAATTCTCCAGTGCAGAAGTTTGATTGACCCCTCGAGTGCTAACTGTTTCTTCCGCGTACCCTGTCGCCCATGCGATGCTATCTTCGCTAGTTTTATAGAGATATGCCTTAACGATATATCTACTAGCTTCCACAACTTCCAACTCAGTGCTAATGCGAAAATCTGGATAGTCCTTAATAAACTTTTCAAGTCGAACCTCCACTGGTTCATAATCGGCTAAATTAAACATTGCGCTCCTTTAATGAAAATAGGATGTCTGAAAGTTTCTTCATAATTTGTTCATTCTGCCAAAATATAGCAACATTCATTTCTCCTGCATCGTAGGCATTAGCTTTGATGTTCTGCATCTCAGCCCAGATTGGTCTATTTAGATCAGGCATAGAGTTCATTCTCCTCTGTAGCTAGTTGCCCCATTAGAGCAATATAGGCTGCTCCATCGATGTAATTATCTGGCTTATCGACTGTGCCTGAACTGGCTCTGGCAATCTTGATGAGCGCGAGTATTGCACAGACTTGATAGTCCTCGACTGGGTGCTGTAAGTATGCACTGATGAGCATTGCTGCGTGTTGCATGTTATCTGCTGGGTGGCCGTAGTCGTTAAGACCACGATCTTGAATCGTGTCGGTTGCACTCTGTAGAATCTCCTGATATTTCATTCTTGCCAGAAATCTGCTCGATTGACTGCTCTGCCTTTGTGCCAGCCATCGCGATGGCCACGATCATAGGCTTCTTTGTAGGATTGTAACGCCCATATAATAAAGCTAATACCTGCCCCTATAAGGCATATAATTAACAGCTTGTCATTGTTGCTCATTGTGTAACCTATCTGCATCCAGTGCCCTTGACTGGCTTACTGAATTATTGTGACATAGAGTCCAGACTAATTAACGGACATTTGTATAACGAAATGGTAACAAATCTGACTCGTCAATCATCGTGTCAATAGTGCGAACTACATCAAGCGTAAAGTCGTCCATATAGGGTGAATGACCCATCCTTATTTATAGGCACTAGCATCGGGCTAACGCGGTCTCCATGAGTTTCTATGACTGCCACGCTCATCTGCCAGTTAGCACTCCCAGCCTTGAGATAAGAGGCTTTCTTCTTGTCCATGACATTTCCTGCCTCTAAGCCCCAAAGAGTCCTGTATGAGGCTCCTATGCCCTCTGTGAAGGCACTAATGCCTGCTCTGTGAGTGTGACCACAGACCACAGACTTGCCGAACTTCTTAGCCAGCCCTAGAGCTGTGAGTCCAGCATTGGAGTTCATTGATCCTTCATCACCATGGACTAAGACCCATCCCTTATGAAACTCGAATGGTCTTTTATGAAAGCGGATTCCGAGTCCAGCGAAGTCCATAAACTTTGCGTATTCCAGTTCTGGTAATCCGATGAGGCTAGGTGCGCGTAATAGTGTGTGGTATAGGCGGTCTGTGTGATTGCTCCTAGTGACATCTGTTGTGCCGAGCTCATAGAGAATATCCTGCGCAAGGCTTCTGTCAGCATCTAGCGTACCTTCCCACTCTAACTTAGTACCTTGAGCCCAGCGAGACTGGCTCTGCATATCTAACTCATCGCCTGTATTGAGGATGAGGTCAAACTTCTCTCGCTTTACTAACTTGATAAGATTCTTAACAGCTTGCTCATGGTGATAAGGGATTTGTAAATCCGAGATAACCAAGTATCGGCGTTTAGTCATCATCCTCATCTTCGTAATCGCCGAACCTATTTGGATCGACTGGGTCTGGCAGAATCCATGCAGGATAAGATTGAGTATCAGTAATCATAAATAGCGCAACACCTTCAGCGAAACCCGCTTTGCGCAATGACTTCCAATACTCATGCAATCCGATGCAGTAAGCATCGAGTTTTGAGTAGCCTTGCTCCTCTAGCTCTTTTGCTTTTCTTGCCATAGCAGAATGTTACCTGTCTAATAAGATGTTGTAGATTTCATCAACTCGCGTGTTGAGTCTTTTAATCTCAGACAACAAGTGCGTAATCACATAACCAGCAAGACCACCAATAACACCAAGAGTCGCTAGATAGAAAGTAAAAAAGTCCTGCTGCGTCACTTCTTGATTCCCATAGCAGGATCATTGGCATTTAGATAGCGCATGACTGGTGGCAAAATAGAGGCAACACCTGCTGCAATAAGAGCCTTAGGGTCTGTGACCCCAGCAGCTGCCATTGATATTACTGCTACTAAGAAGGCTCTAGCCCAAGAACCTGCTGCTGTCTTTAGTTCATTCATTACTGGCTCCTAACATAGGTACTTGAAAAAAAGCACCATCATTGTCAGCTTCTTGCGAAAACGAGACATGACAGTGGTGGTTGTGTTTGTTTGAGCCCTCGTATGTTCGCCAAGCCCAAGCCTTCTTGCCTGAGGCGATACGACCATCAAAGATAATGTAGGTAATGCGCTTTTCTCTTTTAGACTTGCATAAGAGACGAATCTGATCTGCAATATCTGGCATGAGGTCTGGCTTGCTCCGACCACTGACATCACGATCAACATCGATGGCACGAACCCAGCCATTAGCATCGGGATTATGATCGCTAGGACGAGCTGCGTGTCTGGTATCACCAATCCAGCCATCCGATGTGCGGTCACGACTTGGATAGGAGTCATCAAACTGCTCTCTTAATTGGATTGCAGCTCTAGAAAGTTTTGGCTTCACTTGCCTAGTTTTAATCCAGCAGGAATTGGCTTTAAGTATTCCCATTTAGCAATGAATGCACCTAATCCGTCTGAATCATCTTGAAGTGCAATTGTGCCATTTCGTCCAAAATCGGCATCTGTCAATTCTGGATATACCGCCATTATTTGTTCCCATAGTGTCATTTGTTATGCTCCTAAATAACTTAATGAAAAGTTGGAATTTCCTTGATTTGTGTAAAGGTCTAATGTTCCGCCCGAGTTTTGATATGCATATACTTGAATATAATCTCCAGCAGTAAGAGAAAAAATATATGAATAACCTAGTCCAACATATATGCTTGCAATGCCTGCTTCCTGAGGTGTTTCCATTATAGCAGTGCCATTTTTTCTAATTTCATAACCTCTGTAACCAGTAGCATTTGGAGCAAAAGCTCCGCCTGCAAGATTTACTTGATAGTAACCGCTTTTACCAGTTGGAATTGTTATGCGTGTATTATTTGTGACGTTGTCATGAAAAGTATTAGTGTCAAAATTTTCGCCATTAAAAACAACAGCCGTAAAAGTAGCATTTGCTAGATTCTGGCCACCGCCATAAACCGATACACCAACGAATGTTGAACCGCTTGCAGGAGTAGCCCATTTTAATCCAGTGGCAGTACTTGAATCAGCTGTTAGGACTGTGTCATTCGCGCCCACAGCAAGACGGGATACAGTATCGGCAGCAGTAGCTGCAATGATGTCACCCTTAGCATCAACAATAGATTTGGGAACCATTGTTGCCATTGTTGCGTCAGCAGCGTCACCTAGACTTTCGATAGCTACTGCGCCATCCTTAACTAAGTCGGTACTGGTTGGTACAGGCCAACCATAATTGGGAGTTGTTGTTGCCATTAAGTTAGAGCTCCGATCGCTTTAGTCCACTGTAGTGTAGCATTTACGCCACTCCAAAGGGTATTGGTTGGGATTACTGTCGCCCATGTTGGGGCAATAAGTGAGAAATCTGTAGGTGAGACATAGATAGTTGCATCAACATAAGTTGGTGTAGCTGCAAGTGAAATGCCCTCTACAAAGCCTGAGAAGTACCCCTCGAACATGTTAAAGGGTAGGTCAGTAATAACTACTGGCTCGCCAAAGAATAGGTTGATAAGATTGTCTAGTTGGGCAGATGGCATTGTAGGGTTGTCAAGTCTGAAAGTAATCTGGTCGAGCTGTGTTCTAGGTGTTGAGCGTAAGGCTAAGTCTCGCTCCACAATATCCTCAACATCTGCAAGATAACGGATATTGGAATCAAACGACCTTTGGTAGCGTCCATAAGTAGCAATTGAAGCATCGTCTGTAGCCGAGTAGGTACTGCCATAGTCATTGCCATAGCGCACGATTTCACTATTACGAATCTTGCCAATTTGTAGGATAGACTTAACGCTTGATGGAGTTGCGTAATTCCCGTCTAACTGGGTTGAGCCATTAGCTGCTAAGTAAGTGCTTCTATGATCCGCGTCTGCATAGGCTATGCGCCCTTGTTTGTCCTCATAGAGCAGACCTAGTGCGCTATCGGCTATCTGCGTGACTAAGGTCTGTGTGTTGCGAGCATCTGCACTGAGATTATCCATTTGATATAGCCCAGCATCAATTTCACCTAAGCCGACATTCTCTGCATAAGCCCATGTAGTTGTTGGATTGTAATTAACCCACTGGAGGGCAGGTGCTACTTCTTGCCATTGATTAATTAGTAAGTCCTCTAGAATAATAGAAATCTGCTCACCATCTAGGTCATGAGCTACTGCTGCTGTGTATATGGCTTTAGGTAATTTAGCCAATGCTCCTACTGCAAGAATTGAACCAATAGTAACAAAGCCAGTTTCCTCTGGGCTTCTGACTGAGGTTCTAAAGTCTGAGACTGTGCCACCAAATACAGGCACATATACACCAGCACTATCTTTAAGTTCTAGGGTTAAGGAATCGGTTACATCAATGTCAAAAAGAGCATTGGTTGAGTTAATAATGTCCATGCGGGCATAACCTGCTTGACATTGCCGATCAATGTCAATACGACCAGTAGTGACATTAACTGAGGTTACATTGGTATAAACAGTAGTGCCTACTGTAATGCGCCATTCTGGAAGCCATGTCATATTGGTAGCAGCAGATTCGATGTTCCACGCCCGACAGCTTGTCGAATAACATCTTCAACAGCGCGGGCTATTGTTTCGGGGTCTCCAATACCTGTATTGACAGTTGTTGCAATGGTTACGCCCGCTGGTGAACCAGTAGTGGCAGCACTACCGCCTGTAGGTACTTGAGGCATTATTCCAGTAGCCCCACTTATTCCAGCAGATGCTGCTGCTTGAGCTGCGTATCTTGCACCTGATAAAGCCTGCGCGAAAGATGCACCGCCTGCTAGTCCAGCTGCTAATGAGTTTTGTGCAATAGTGCTAGTCAATGCAATGGATTGACCATTAACTTCAATCAAAGCTCGCTTGACTCCGTCTAGTCCAGTTTCCCATGAGATAAACGGATTACCCGCATCCATAGAATAAACCTCAGTAAGTAAAGTCTGAAGGCTTGTTACTTTAACTTGGGCAGCATCTAACATTTTTGTGTATTTATCTATCTGGTCAATGTTTTCTGTTTCGATAGCCTGCATGAGCTTAAGACGAATACGATCTTCTTCTGAAATCTTACCCTTAAGGGCTGCTTCAATCTGAATCTTCTGAAGGTCAAAAATTAACTTAGCCTTAGCTAGTTTTAATTGTGCAGTGTTAATTTTAAGATTCTCTTTGGCAATCTTGTTTTCAGTAGTTGCTGTTGATTTATTAAGGTTAGAGCCAGATTGGATGGGTTTTTTAGAGGGTGTGCTTAAAGTGACTCCAATTTGTTTGCCAGCAAAACCAAAAAAGATACTTTTACCAAGATCTTTAACATTTTTAATAAGTGATGGAATGGCTCCTATAGCAGTACCAGCAGCTAGGGTTACTCTGTTAAAGCCACCCGCAAGTGTTTCCAAGAAGATTGTGGCATCGCTTGCTTCTGTTCCACCGCTTGCGCGAGATAAAGCATCAACAAAGCCTTTACCAATAAGTTCATTAGCTTTTCCTGTTGCAGTACTTAAAACATCCATTTTGTAAGAAGTTGTAGTTAGGTAATCTTCTGCTGCTCCAGCTGATCTCTTTAGAATAACTGACAAGATTTCATTGAATGACAGTGTCGTAAGTTCAGCTTTTGTTAAACCTGAGTTGTATTTGACTAAACCTCTAGTAACTCCTACATAACCTTTACCCAAATCCTGTGTAACTGTGGCTAAATCAATGCCAGACGCTCGGCTGATAGTAATTGCATCATTAAGAAGTTTCTGGGATTGGGTTAATGAGCCAGTAGTAGTAAGCAAACCCTGAAACGCTGGACGGAGAATGTCGTCCGCAATTGCCGCTGAAGTTTCTAACTTATCAATGTAATCAGCAATGGCAGGATTAGCGAAGCCAATGCCTAGATTCTCTACTGCTCGGTTAAGTCTAAGGGCTGCTGCTTCATCTGCTGCAAATGCTTTTACTGCTGTCTTGCTAAATTGGACTAATGCCGTTGCGCCAAATGCAATACCAAATGTGCCTGCAAGTTTCTTGACATTGCTATTGAGTTTCCCTACAGCAGTATCGGCTTGCTTAAAGGCTTTATTGCCAGTGTATTCAGCTGCTAAGTTAATGACTACTGATGGATCAACTGCCATTATTTAACTCCCATAGCGTCATAGAACTTTAATTTAGAGTTCTCAATAGCTTTAATAACTGCTGCGTTAGTCTGCCCGCCATCTTCTTTCCATGCTCTAAAGATTGCGCGACCTTTCATCTTGCCTGACCTACGACCTGCACCAGTCTGATTATTGGCATCTACTATCTGCCCATAATTATTCATCGCTTCAATAAATTGCGCACCTGCTCGCGGGTTATTGCTTTTAGATTGATTCTTAGTGCCAGAACGAATCATCTTGCCATAGTTGGCTTGACTCTCACGCACAACTTTAGCCATAGGAGCCTGCTCGCGACCATTAGGATTTTTGCGACCAGCAGTCTCATAAATAGCACCAGCAGCAGAAGCATTAACAATGCGAGCTAGTGCTCTGAAGCCTTGCTTATTAGGTCTAGATGGTGTGGTCTTATATCCAATACCGCGCTTGGCTTTTCCTGTATTCCAAATACGATCACTGCCCCAAGCTGTTGAACTATTTCTAGCCCATCCACTCAGAGGAGCCTGTGAAGGGATAAATCCTCTAGCTTTATTAGTAATCGGCTTAAGGAGATTGCCTAACTCTTTTTGAGTTTCTTTAGCTAAGTCTGGAGCAAAGTTTTTTAGAGCCTTACGAAGTGCGATTGCGCCCTTTACTTCTGTTGGCATCGCTTATCTCCTTTGCTTCATCTTTAAGACCGTACAACAAGGCTTGAAGCATTATTGGGTCTAAATCTAACAACTGCTGTGGCGCGATTCCCAATCTAATGCTCAAGCGAGCTATTAAATAGGTGAATGGATAATCGCGCTTTAAGCTAAAGGGTCTGAGTCCAACACCTCAACGGATTTTAATCCCTCGATAAACTCAATCCCGAAAGGCTTAACAGTTTCACCTGATCTGCGTGTGACTTCCCATGCCAACCAATACACCGAAGTCTGCATCTCGTCTTCACGAAAAGCGCGGTGGAAGCCCTTTTTAGCGTATAGCTCAAATGAATACTCCACTGCTGGAGTAATCTCACCCTCGATAACGCTTCCATCTATACGAACGATTTTTAGTCTTGCCATGAGCTGCCCCTTTTTTTAGTTGTTTAGAATGTGCCTGTAGTTGCTACTGCAATCGTTGAATTACATGTAAATGTAATTGACTGTGTGCCAATGTCTGATACAGCACCATTGATGTCTGTAGTGTTATTGACAAGAATTGAAACAGTGTAAAGAGGGTTAGTAGCAGAAACTGCTGTTCCCTTTGTCTGTAGGAATACAGCTGTGACTGTTGTTCCCCATGCAGCTTGAAGTGTTGCGAGAACATTTGCTGAAGCTGTGTCATTAAGGAAGTCGATGGTTACAGTTGATGCTTCCAAACCTTTTACAAATTTTCTAGAAGAATCGCCCATGGCACTTATTTCAAGCTCATCGAATGAACGGTTGATTGTTACTGCTGTGACATGGTCGCTAAGATCAACAGTGTTAATCTTAACGCCTACATTGTTATTTAGAAATACAGCCATTAGGATTATTCCTCGTCTTTCTTAGTAGATGCTGGCTTTGGTGTTGGTGTGCTAACCTGCCCGATTTTTTTCAGGAAGGCTTCGTTCTCTTGTTCCCACTCGGACATATTAACTCCAACT